CTGCTAGCTTCGATTTTTCTTCGTGTGCCTGGATGTCGATTATCATCGCCTCACCGTCGGATCGTCTTCATCGACTCTATAGGTTACGACTAGCTGCATGTTCGCGCCGTCGATACCGCCGTCGGATGTAAAGTTGATCTTGGTTCCGAAGGTAGCAAACAAAGCGTTGCCGCCGAACGTGTGCCAGGAGCTGGCCGGGGTACAGATACACTTGCGAACATCCGACCCGAATTGATTCAGTAGCGTGTCGATTGCGTCTTGGCTTCGCTCTGAGGGCATCAAAACTAGCCGGATATTGAACTGCTGAGCCAGTGCAACCGCCGGAGGATTGCCCGGACAGGATAACTCGGGGACTTCGTTTTGAACTCCCTGGGTCATGATGATCTGGCGATCCATCGGCGTGTAGTTTGCGAATCGAGTAGGTCGCTTGACTTCTTGAACATCGGTTGGGTACGTAGTCGAATCGCCAACCATAGCCGATAGCCTGGTTTCTAATTCGACCGCGATTAACTCGATGATTGCTAGCGACACTCTAAAACCAACATCCCTTCATCATGCTCAACAAGCCGAACAATAGACCGCCGCTCCGCTGGTTCGCCAACTCGGGGAGATAGTCCAATTTGATCCCCGCCGAGGTCTAATTCATCGCTTGCAATACCTTCGGCCTCATCGTTCGGAGCCCTGACCCTGAAAAGCGGAGTTACTAGGTCAGAGGCTTCCGGTAGCTGCAAAGAATCCTCTCGCTCAACTACCGCGTTGATCTTCCTTGACCGACCGTTTCTTTTGTAGTAAACGACCGATTCGGCGAAGTCTTGCGGGTTGGCGAAAACCTTCTTGGCATCCTCGATGATGGTATCGTGAAGGCTCACGGATTAGACCCGCTTGCCATCGATTTCGATGTAATCCATCTCGAAAACGTCGGCGTTCGTGTTTGCCGCTTTTTGGAGCTGAACAATCGGCTGAAGGCCTGCCGTGTAACCCGACATATCGAAGGTCGTCGAGGCTGCGACTCGTTGGCCGTCAATGTAGAACTTTACGTCCTGCTTGCCGCCCGTGAAGTCGATGACGAATTCCTTGTAAGTCGTACCAAGGGTCACGCCCGTCGAAACGTCGTTATTGTCTCGTACCGCGTCATCGGTCTCTACATAAACAAGCGTCGTGCTGTTGGCCCCTTCCATGCGGAACCAAGCGTTAGCCGCTACGTCGTCGGCGGTATCGTTTCGAGCCGAGCCGAGACCGAATACCAGAATCGAGCCGCTGGTGAAGGTCGATGCCCCGATTCGAGCCCGCATAACAACCCGCTGAACGTCGTCGACGTCGAACGCCAGGGCATCGCCGTGACCGCCGCCGAGGATCTGAATCTGACTCGCACTCGTAAGGGTCAAGACCTTTCGATCATTGTTCCGCTGTGCTGTCGGAGGAGCCGCCCCGGTGATCGTATAGACCCAAGGAGAAGCGATGTTTGCCGAAGTCGGAAAGGATACCGCTGGCCCGATGAAGTCATCGAAATACGGTTTGAAATCTTTCATGCCTGCCATGTTCTTATGTTCCTGTTTTGTGAATTTTGTTTCCGTCCCAAAAAGCCCCCAAGTAATCGCCCAGGGGCTATAAATCATCCGATCGCTTAGCGGTTCGAGTAGAACCCTACGTGATCGATCATCGCACAACCCATCGATTGACGGATCTTGAAGTCGTACTTGTCGCTGAGCATCGTCCATTCGTTTTCAAGCACTGGCGATTCTTCGCCTTGCAAGAAGACGATTTCGGCGGTGTCAACTACCGAATTCGACGCGATCAGATACCAGTTCGTCGCGTTGTTGTTGTCAAGCAACGCCGTGGCAACAACTTGCAACGGTCGAACGCCATTGACCCCGTAGAGGCTGGAAATCCCCTCGTTGCCGTTGGTCTGTGCGAACGAAAGGCTGTTGGTGATCCGAAGAGCCGTCGATGCGTACCGCTGAGGTACGAGCAACACCGATGGGACCAAGTTCAGCACCGAGCCGTTCAATCCCTTCTGCTTGGCCATCAGTTCAAAGGCTTCGTCAAGCGTCGTTTCGCTTGGAGCCGCTGCCGTGGTCGCGGTAATGTTTCGCCCGCTTGCGTGAGAAGCGGAAAACAAGACGACGCCATCGGGCATCATTGGGTTCGAGAGGAACGTGTCGTAAACAAGTTGCTCTTGAGTACGCCGAGCCGCAACGCCTTGCATCGATGGGATGCGAGACAATGCGTCAAGGTTGTCGTTGATGATCGTTTCCCATGTCACCGAGAAATTCGCGCCGAACTTGTCGATGTTGTAGGTCTTGCGTCGATCGCTGAGTTTCTTCTCAGGGTATTCCTTGCCCTCGGGAACAACTTCCAAGTTTTGGAATTCGCTCAATTGGGTAGCGTGGATATCCTTAAAATCTTCGACGCTCTGACGCTGCCGGACCCAAGAGGACCAAGTGTAAGGGGCCTCTTCGTAAGCCGCTCGAAGCGTGTTGTTGAGCCCATCAAACAGGATGTTTTGAAACGATCCGGTTGTGTGGTACGCATCGGCCAAACCGCGTTTGACCGTGTTAAGGGTCGGCGCGTGTCCCATCGCCATTCGTGCGATGTCTTTCTTGGTGTGCTTCTCAGGGTCAACACCCATTCGACGCACGCAAGCTTCGGCAAGCCGATAGACGCCGAGGTTGGCAAAATGGTCTGCCCCTTCTGCCTTGGGTGCGGCCGTTCGTTTTACGGTGCCTTGGAAGCATCGCTTAGTAAACCCGGCTTTTGCCGCGTTTTCAAACTTGTCTTGCTCTGATTCACCAAAGCCGATGTGCGAGCCCTCGACGGCCCCGCCTAGTGGTTGACTGGCCATCTTTCGGATGATCCTTTCTTGAGCGTCCTGAACGGTCACACTTGGATCGTCGATCAAAGCGTCTGCAAAGCTACGCTCAAGCTTTGCAAGCGTACAGTGAGCAACGATTGTCTTGCGTCGGTCGTCGGCTGCCTTGAGTTGGCGTGCAACTTCGGCTTCGACTTTCTTTTCGGTGTCTTCGGCTGGCTCGACATGCTCGGCCCGCATAGTCTCTTCGGGCTCTTTTTCCATGCCTGCCATCGATTCAACTTGCCCCATCGGAGCCGCGTCAGAACCGGCTTGGCCTGCTGCTTTACCTGCGAGGAAAATCACAATCTGTTCAAGGTCGGTCATGCCCTCAGGCAACCCAAGACCCTTCAACGTTGCCATTAGGCTATCGTCCATTCTCTCAACCCTTTCTTGGTCGTAAGACCTGCGAACAGTAGAATTCGGATCTGCGCCCGTTGCGCAAATCGAAGCGTTATGAGGTTCCCATTGGAGTACGATTTCCGCTGGACCCTCAATCACCTTGCCTTGTCGGGTGGTGTACGTTTGGCCTTCCCTTACGAATTGACGCTCTAGGATCTGTGCATCAATTGAGAAGTCATTTAGGTGGCCTTCGGTGTATCTTGTCGCGACAATCTGGCTGTCCGGATCGCTTGCAAAATCAGGCAAGCCTAGAAGCTCATCGCCCTCGATGACGATATTGCGAATCGAGCCAAAGACGTTGCGTACCGTCTTGTCGTTGTGTGAATCGACGATAGGTAGCTGCTTTTTGTCGTTGCGGAATCGGACCCCATCCATTAACAAGACTTGCTTGATCCAACCGCGTTCCTGATCGTAGATGTCAATCGGCGTTTCGGTTGCAATCACCGCTCGGCCATCTTTCACGGTCCCGAATTGGCGAACGATCGAACCGCCCTCGACAGGCTTGGCTTGGTGTCTTGCGTCGAGCTCTTTTCGTCGCTTGATTAGGTCACTCTTTTTCATGCTGTCACCTCAGCCGGTAGCGTGTCCACTGATCCGTCTTTTGCGTCGTCAATCAAGGCCTGTACGCTTGTTTCGCTCATGCCGACCGATGATAGGAACACCCTGGCCGCCGCTTCGCTAATGGCCCCGCTAGCTAGCTCGTTGAGGGTCTTGTCGATGGCTTTGCGGTTGCGGTTGAATTGGAGCGTTGAGAGCCCCATCATTTCGCCGCTGCCGGTCGCTAATTGGGTCTCTGCCGCCCCTTGAGTCTGAGCCGCCGAAATTGCTAGTTGCGTTTGCTCTGGGGTCTGCAAACCAAGCTTGGCGAGCAATCGGTTTTCTTTGGCCCGTTGATAGAACACCGTTCGGAAATTGAGGCCCTGAGCCCCGAGGACTTCGCTGTAGGTCGCCGTAAATGAGTTGATGCCCGCTTCGCTGGTTACTTGCTCAACGCCCGGATCGACCCATTCCCATTTTGGCGTTTGCCATTCAACAGGGGTAAACCGCCTGCGATCGCTCAATAGGTCGCTAGGCCCTGGGAAACCGTCGAGGTTGGTTCGGCTTGCTGCATCGCAAAAGCGATCCCAAACAGGCTGTAGCAAGTGCCTAATAAGGTATTTTTGGATAATGCGAAACCGCCGACGGTCTTCGAGTTGGCTGGTCCGGCTAGAGCTGTAGGAGGTCTGCGAATAGTCCCGTGCCACAACCTCGTAGCTGAGCCCCGTCCCTACCGCGATCCCTCGCAAAATTACCTTGGTCCATTCGCCCGCGCTCGTGTTCGGTCGCGTTGGGTTGATAACCTCGACCGACTCATTCGGGTTCAAATCAAAAATTAAGCCCGGCTCTAGGTATCGCTCCCTGTTGCCGTCCTTGTCGGTCCCGCTGCCAGTTCTTGGGTTGCTCAAGCCACCCATCGGCGTCTCGGTTTTGATTGCCGCCGTAAAGCAGGACGCGATAGCCGAGGCTTGGAGCTCGTTGTCGAGATACGTTCCAAGGTCTCTGATCGACGCCAACGCTGGAGCAAACCAAGTAACACCCCGCGTCTGTCCGACTCGATCTTGCCTGAATAGATGAATGATCTCCCTCGCTGGGATTTCCTTTGGCGTCCTAGAGACCGCGTAAGGCTGTAGCGGATGGTCGTCATAAATCATGTAGGCAAGAGGCTTGCCTAATTCATCAACTTTGATGCCGCGAATAACCCGCGTACCATCTCCGCGATCGATGCCCATCGTGTACGTGTCTCGATCGGTCGCCAGCCGGTCGGCTTCGATGATTTCAAGAGCCATCGGAATCGGTCGAACGATACCCCTGTACTTTGTCGACTCTAAATTGACAATCCGAATCAGAACCTCGCCCGCTTCGACCATTTCGCGAAGGGCGATAATCTGGATTTCTTCGAAGGTAAGCCGCCCGTTGATGTCGGCCACTTCGGACCATTCGGACCAAGCCTTATCTCTTAGGTCGTTGATGTCCTCGATATCATCGCCTTCGGGAGTCTCGAACGTCGATTGGGCTTGAATGCCCGCGCCGACCACGGAAGAAACGATCGTATCGACTACACCCCAAGCGTAGGAATTGTCTCGAACCAGCCGCCTAGCCTCTGCCCTGAGACGATCGGCCCCAAATGGCCCTATTAGCTCTTGGTCGGCTGGTAGGTTCCTTGGGTGTCTGTTGCTGCTTACCCGGGAAGGTTCGGCCCCTTGGTAGGATCGTGCAAGGGCCTTACGTGCTGCTTGCCGTCGCAATCCTGCGATGGGGCTAACTGCCGAGACTACGGAATCGATAAATCGAGTAATCATCGACGGCCCCCTACGATTCTGCCGAGGGAGATACCGCCCGATCCGCTTTCGCGTTGGACTTGATGGAGTAGCTTGTTTCGCTGTTCCATCAACGACGCTAGGTCGAGTTTGGTAACGGTCCTAGAGCCAATGCTATACTGAGAGGCTCCCCCATTTACGAGGGCCTCTATAGCTGCGTCGATTAGTGCTAGAAGGCTTGCCGCTGATGCCATGCACAAAGGATTGCATGGCTTGCTGGCCCTTGGTAGGTGCCTGTACTATTCCATTAGTACACTGGCACAAATTATTTACGCTCTTGGGTCCACGTATGCCCGCAATAGGAGCATTTGCAGTACCTGGCATTGCTCTTGGTGCAATAGACCCTTGAGTAGCTTGTCCCGATCGGTCGGCGTGATTCGCAAAGGGTGCAGGGCCTTGCCTCGTCTTCGCGGGGGATAGGGTAGCACTGCTCGATAATCTTTCCGTTTTCGTTGATCGTTTCAACCCTGGACACAATATCCGTCGATGGGTCGTGAGTTACACGAACCGCCACCGCTGGCCCATATTGCTCTTCCCAGGTCAAATTGGTTTTTAACTTGCTTTGTCTCTTGCTCATATCATCCTCTTCTCTTGGGAATCCATCCACCTTGACGCTGCTTGAATCTTTGCTGCCCGTGCCTGTAGGCTTGCTGGACAGGCTTGGCTTGTTTCGGCTCATCGCCGATATGCTTCGGGGCTACCTCGATTTCGCTTGGGGCTATCAACTTGACGCCGCAAGCCTCGGACCCTGCCGCCGCCATGTAGGTTGCATCCAGCCAGTGATTGTTCGAGTCTCGAACGTTCCAATAGGTCTTGGCCCCTTTGCCCTCAGTGAACTTGGTCACCAGTTCTTCGGCTGCGATATGCTGCGCGTATTGAGAATGCCGTTTTTCGTCTTCTAGCGAAAAGACCGAAAGCGACCCGCGCCGAAGCATGTTTGATTCGTCGAACGTCGGAGTCATAAATCGCTCATGGATAAACTGCTTCCAATAGCTGGTATCGAGCTCGTAGAGCCACACGTTCGACGATGGAAGCTTTTGCGCGTGAAGGTTGGCCCCTGCAATCGTCACCGAACTAGACTTGGCTTTCCTGTGATACGGGTCTTGCCCCTTCGATGGATGGAAGATCCCGCCGACTTCGCGACAGAATGAATACGCCGCGTTGGTGAACGCACCTGAGTCCACTAGGCAAAAGTCGATCGCCCGCCGCGTTCCAGTCGTGTCGACGAATTCTTTTTGGAGCAATTCATCCCGAAGCGATAGGAGGGCCTGATAGATCATCGGCTCGCTAGCCTCGTGATCCATGCTTTTATCGGTCCCGTAGACTTGCTGGAATCCATAGTCCGCTACGATGCCCCCTGCGCCATGCCACCATGCCGTCACAACCCAATGGAGCGTGTACTTGCCTAAGTCGATCGCTGCTGTCAGTGCCACCGTGTTGGCCGGTAGTTGGCGTCTTACCAAGCCGCTGATTCGCGACTCGACAAGAGCCGGAGTTATCCCTAAGCCCATTGGCCCGGCTTCCTCTGGTGGGTCATTGTCGTCTTCGGTCGAAACTGCCTTTTGTCCACGGTCGGCTACCCGGTTGAAATACGATTGAACCGCCGATAGTTCCATCGGTTCGCCGTCGCTGTGAGTCTTCCGGGAATAGCTAGCTTGATTGCTTACCACCGCCCCGCGTTCGATCTCGGCTTGATTGTCGCGATAGAAACGGAATGCTTCTCTGGCGTCCGGGTCCTCGGCTTTGCGTCCCTTGCGAAGGTCGATGTATTGCTCGATCAAGTCCATTCGATCCGGCTTGGTAACGAGCTTGCGGTATCGCTTGCCCCTCCAGCTCGGTTTCTGCTTCGGGTCGGTGTACTTAAAGGCAATACACTTGCGATTCTGAATCGTGCAAAGCATTACTCGAGGGATCCGCTCTGAGGACTGCCCTAAGCCGCCGATGTCCTGCTCAATGATTTCCTCGTTCTTGGCTATCATCGTTTCGCTGGCCGCCGCTTCCCGGTCTTCGATGTCGTCGAGGATCGCGAGCGTTGGCCGCGCCGATCGGAACTTGGTCCCACGGATCGCCCCGTCGATTCCCAGGCTGTAGAACACTTGACCCCTGCTACACGGCTCGATCTCTTTGGGCCAATCGGGAATCTGCGTTCGGTTGATCGTAGGAAAGACAAAGAATTCCGGCCCGATAACGATATTGGTCGATTGCCCGCCGCATGTCTGCATTCTACCTCGACTCGACCAACCGCCAACGGCCTGAAACGGGATGCCGATTTCTGGATAGTCCGCGATAAACAGGTCGTTTTGCTGCAGTTGCTCAACTAGGTCACGCACTTCCTTTTTTGCCTTGTCTGCGTTTTTCCCAATAACGA